GCAATCTTCAATAGAAGAGTTGTTGGTGGAGAAATTATGATTGTAAACAAATATCTAATTGCTGACTTTGAGAAATTAGGAATATGGGGTGAAGATTTGAAGAATGAAATCATATTAAATGAAGGGTCGATTCAGAACATTAATTTCAATAACTATTTGGATCCTGAAGATAAAAAGTACAACCAAAAGGTTAAAAGAATTGAACACTTGATTGGTAAGTACAAAACTATTTGGGAGATATCACAAAGAGAACTGATTGATATGGCGGCAGATAGGGCACCATTTATTGATCAATCACAATCAATGAACATTTATATGTCTAATCCAACATTATCAAAGGTATCATCATCTCACTTCCACGCATGGCAAAAAGGATTGAAAACTCTTTGTTATTATGTTAGAACAAAAGCGATATCAACGGGGGCAAAACACTTGGCGGTAGATATTTCTAAGATAGAAAAGCCAAGATCAACACCACCACCACCGAAAACGGATGTTATTTTAAGTAAACCTGATGATAGTCCTTTTGAATGTTTTGGATGTTCATCTTAAAATAATAAATCACGACACAATGTCGTGATTTTTTGTTTTATGGTATTTATAGAAAAAAATAAGGACATATATTTATTATTATGGCTAACGGATTTACATATGGTATAAACTTCCCATTCAGAGATTCATATTTAGGGAATTATTTGAGTTTATCAGAAACAACTGATGATGAAATCAGAAGTAATCTAATCCATCTTTTATTAACAAGAAAAGGTACAAGATATTATTTACCTGATTTTGGTACAAGATTATATGAATATATTTTTGAACCAATGGACGGACCTACCTTTTCAGATTTGGAAGCTGAAATTAGGGATTCGGTTAGTGAATATTTACCTGGAATTACGGTAACAAATATAACAATTAAGCCAGCGTCTCAGGGTGAAGAAGATAAGGGTACATATATAAACGATAACGATGAAAGAGTTTTTACCGTACCTGGAATTAGTCAAGCTGAACACACAGCGAAAATCAAAATTGATTACTTAGTTACGGATACCGCATTTAACTCAAGTGATTTTATAATTATCAATATTTAATATTATGGCGAATAAAAAAATATCTTATACTACGAGGGATTTTCAGTCAATAAGAACTGAATTAATAAATTTTACTCGAACATATTATCCTGATTTAATCGATAACTTTAACGATGCTTCAGTTTTTTCAGCATTGTTAGATTTAAATGCTGCGGTTTCGGATAACTTGCAATTCAATATTGATAGGAGTATCCAAGAAACTGTTTTACAATTTGCACAACAACGTTCATCCATATTTAATATTGCAAGAACGTATGGTTTAAAAATACCCGGACAACGACCGTCAGTTGCTCTTGTTGATTTCTCTATTACAGTACCAGCGTTTGGTGATAGAGAGGATTTAAGGTATTGTGGTATTTTAAGAAGAGGTGCTCAGATTAACGGAGCGGGACAAGTATTTGAAACGGTATATGATATAGATTTTGCATCTGCAGTTAATGCTGAGGGATTCCCGAATAGGAAAAAAATACCAAACTTCGATTCAGGTAATAGACTGTTAAATTACACAATTGTCAAAAGAGAAACCGTAGTCAATGGTATTACAAAGGTGTTTAAAAGAGTTATTACACCAAATGATGTGAAACCTTTCTTTGAATTATTTTTACCTGAGAGAAATGTATTGGGAGTTACAAGTGTATTATTGAAAGACGGTACACAGTACGCCAATATTCCATCAGTACAAGAGTTTTTGGGACTTGATAATAGATGGTATGAAGTTAAAGCGTTGGCTGAAGAAAGAGTTTTTATTGAAGATCCAACCAAAGTATCAGATAACCCTGGCATAAAGGTTGGTAAATATATTTCAACATCAACTAAATTCATAACTGAATACACGCCAGAAGGTTTTTTCAAGATGACATTTGGTGGAGGTAGTCAGTCCGCAGATGAACAATTGAGGGAGTTTGCAAGAAATGGATTCAAGTTAGATTTATATAAGTATTCAAATAATTTTGCTTTGGGTAGTACTCTCAAAGCAAATAGTACGTTATTTGTTCAGTATAGAATAGGTGGAGGAACAGCAAGTAATTTGGGGGTTAATGTTATAACTCAAATTGGTACAGTATCTTTCTTTGTAAATGGACCGTCAGATTCAGTTAATACGAGTGTTGTTAATTCGTTATCATGTAATAATGTAACTGCGGCAATTGGTGGGGCTCCAAACCCTACAACTGAAGAGGTTAGAAATTTAGTAGCATTCAATTTCGCCGCACAATACAGAGCGGTTACAGTAAATGATTATGAATCAATAATCAGAACGATGCCTTCTCAATTTGGAGCACCAGCTAAAGTATCAATTACCGAAGAAAATAACAAAATAAAAATTAAGATTCTTTCTTATGATGAATCAGGTAACCTAACTGAAATAACTTCAAATACACTTAAAAGTAATATTGCTAACTACCTATCAAATTACAGAATGTTAAATGATTATATATCAATTGAATCTGCTAATGTAATTGACTTGGCATTCACTATTGATGTCGTATTAGATAATAGTCAAAACCAAGGAGCTGTTGTTGCTCAAATTGTAGATAGTTTGAGTGAATATATGAGCCCTAAATCAAGAGAAATGGGACAAAATGTTAATGTCTCTGAAATTAGAAGAATCATTCAATCACAGAATGGTATCATATCTGTTTCTGATGTTCAAGTATATAATAAAATTGGTGGACAATATTCATCATCTCAAACATCTCAAAGATATTTGGACGATGATACAAAACAGATAGAACTGATTGACGATACAATATTTGCGGAACCAAGTCAAACATATCAAGTTAGATTTGCAGGTAAGGATATTAATGTGAGAGTTAAGAATTTATCTACCGTCAACTTCTCATAAGAATTTATTTCCCTCACATTTGATTTATCTTTTGAAAAAGTCAAATAAAGTATTTATTTAAAAAGATAAATTAATGTCGAATTCATATAGAATAAGAACCCAAGTTGGGGTTGATAAATCCATTAAATTACTGTTAGATCAAGATTTTGAACAGTTAGAAATCCTTTCACTTAAAATCTTATCAAACCAAATTTATAACAGACAATGTTCTGATTATGGTGTAATTGTTGGTAGAATAACCGCCAATAATGGTTTTGGGTTACCAAATTGTAAGGTTTCACTTTTCATACCACTATCGAGTCAAGATGAAGATAATCCTGTAATATCAACATTATATCCTTATAAGTCATTATCCGAGGTTAATGAGGATGGTTATAGATATAACTTATTACCTTATACTAAATCATACAGTGCTCATGTTCCTACTGGTAGTTTTCCTGATAGAGAAGACGCTTTGATTGATACAAATGTGATTGAAGTTTATGACAAATATTATAAATTTACAACTCAAACTAATGATAGTGGTGACTATATGATATTTGGTGCCCCTCTCGGTTCACAAACAATTCATGTTGACATAGATTTATCGGATATGGGTGAATTTTCATTATCACCACAAGATTTGATTAGATCGGGTAGAGCAACCGAATCTCAAGTTGCGGGTTCTAGATTTAAATCATCATCAAACTTAGGTAGTTTACCTCAAATATTATCTTTTAATAGGATAATCAATGTGGATCCATTTTGGGGTGAAACTGAAGTATGTAGTATTGGTATTACTAGAACTGACTTTGATATAACAGAAGAAGCTAGTATTACAATCACACCAACTGCAATATTCATGGGTTCGATTATTTCATCGGGTGATGATCAATCCCAAAAGAATAATTGTAAAATTAAACCAAAACAAGGTGAATTGTGTAGTTTAGTAACAGGACCTGGTGAAATTTTAGCAATTAGACAAACAATACGACAAGATAACCAAGGTAGACCAATATTGGAAGTATTTGATTTGGACTCAGGAGGACAAGTTATTGATGATAATGGTACATGGTTAATTGATATACCGATGAATTTAGATTATGTTTCCACTAATGAATTTGGTGAGAGAGTATTATCAAATGACCCAACCGTTGGTATCCCAACAAGAGGAAAATATAGATTCAAAATTAAATGGAATCAATCACCTAAGTTATCTGAACCAATTAAAAGAGCATATTTCTTAGTTCCAAATATTAGAGAATATGGTTGGACATCTAACAGTGGTGATCCTGGAGTATCAAATCCAAATGTTTATAAATCATATGCGTTTAGCCTTGATTGGGATGAATACGTGGATCCTAAAGCAGCTATAGATTGTGAGGACTACTTTTATTTAATGTCATTTAATAAAGTTTATACTGTGACACAATTAATTGACCAGTATAAGAGAGGTTATTTACCGAATAGGACAATATCAATTAAAAACATATTGGATGATGTTTGTGAAAGTGAGAATGTTAAATTCCCGACCAATGACGCTTCATACAGATTTGATTCACAATATCTGTTATTTATTATTTTGTTATATATTGCCAGACCAATATTATATATATTATTAATAGTTTCACATTTATTAGCCGGATTATTATTTGTTATAACATTTGGTTCACTTTGGAGGCAAATTGCAAATTTAAGATTACCAAATTTATCTTATCCTGATTGTGATTTGTGTAATTGTAATGAAGGTGGTGAAGCAACTGGGCCTGGTCCAACCGCATTTCAAAGTGCGGTTGACGCTCAATTAAATCAAGAAGGGTATTTGACACCATTATGGTCTTTTAGTCAATATACAAGACCTTCTGGGCTTTGGCAAGAAGAATCTTGGTGCCCTGCGGTTCCTGGTACGGCAATTAATTTCCAACCATATGATGAAATAAGTAATCCAAATGGAGTAGGATGTGGTCCTTTCGCAACTATATGTAACCCAAATGACCCAAACTATTTAACATTTTCAGAACAACTATTACTTACAGGAAAACCGTATAATCCTGGATTACCATCACCTGGTACTTTTGCTCCACAAATGCAAGACTTACAAAATGGTAGAAAAATATTTACAACTAGCATACCAATCTTTGAGAGATTAAATTTGTTCAATCTAAAATCAGCATATTATGATGGTTACATACCAAGGCTTTATGAAATACCCGCAGGTTCTAGTTTTGGGGGAAATTGGTATCCTGAAAATAATAATGTTAACGTAAGAGATTCATATAATCCGTGGGGTGGTGGTAATAGAATTAGAGTATCATTTAGACCAACATTAAATGGATATCCTGATTGGACGGATCCTTCGTATCCTTTTAGTTATTATGACGCTTGGGATAGTGGGTTTAATAAAAAATATCACTTTGATAATGTAACTGTGTTAATGGTAAAACCTGAAAAATTAGGTGAATTCACACCAGGAAAATTAGTCACATTTCAAAATCCTGAGTTATCAAGTGACCCGAATCTAACAGGAAATACTACAAACCAATTTAGTGGTACTGCAACAACAGGGATTACTATCAATAATGGTACGACTAATATCGATGTTGAATGGGCAAATTTTGATGGGAATGGAAATAGTGTAACAACTTATCTGATCGATCAAGGGGTTGATGATGTACAATTTAACAAATATCCGATGGATATAGAGTATTTTCAAGTTATCACAGCGGCAACAATATCCGAGTTATATAGTAATATGTTTAATCTTAATGATGATTATATTGATCCTGACTATCTGTCTCAATTCGATCGTAATTACCCAACTGTTGGAAGGAGTGCACCTAATTATCCTGGAACTTTACATCATGCTTTATTTACACGTACTAATATTGTAACTATGAAAACCGACAATCAATTTGTTCGTAACAATTTTTGTAGGACAGGTATAGGTAGTCGTGATAATTTTTTTGATATGGGGACATATAGAGTTAGTCCTGCTTTAGCATTCAATAATTTTGAAAATCAAGTATTAGTATTTTTAGTAAGAGGAGTTGATCCTTACTCAACTAGAGGTGAGATAGAATATGATTTATCTGGTGTTATAAACCCTGTTTTATCACCAATATATGGTAGATCACCAAATCCTCCTGGTACTGGAAATCGTCCTAATTATTTTGATTGTGACCCAAATTATTACCCTGGATGTATAAATAGTGATCCTAGGTATGTTGTTAGAGGTAATAATTACAAATTGAATATACCAATAAATGGTGGTATCAAAAATACTAAACACAACAATAATGTTGATGGATATGATCCGGATAGTAATCAATATTTATATTATCCTTCATATCATTATAGACCAACGGTTGGTGGGTTATCATCATTTATTCCATTTACATCTGGGTTACCAAAATACTATTCACAGTTGGATAAATCAACTACTTATGATTATTTGGATAATGCGAGAGGTGTTGATGATGTTACAAACAATAGTCAAACATCCACTAATCCGCCATATTTAAAACTTGATCGTGATGTAAGTCATAACAATGGTTCAGGTCTTTGGGATCCTCCCGCATATACAGAACAATTGAGAAATGCTTTTCAAATTGAATTTAGAAGAATACGTAATGCGGATTCGTCAGGATTACGTAGACCAATATTAAATGGTGATCAAGATTATCGTGGGGCTTTTAAACATAAAAGTCCAAATATATATTATCGATCGTATTGGCCGAATCAGATTGTTGAAGGTGGTACATTCATGAATCAAGTATTATGTTTAAATGGTGGACCTGGTAGATGTACTTTAGGCCCCGATTTGGATCCTAATGATAATAGACCTAAAGGTGTATCATATTATTATGCACCATCTTATTTATTATATAATTTGACATATGACTATACTAATACTATGGTATCCCAAGGTAGAATTGTAATGAGATCTGACAGATTACCTATTTCAACATCGTACATTCAAGACTTACAAAATGTTTTCCCATTATTCTCTAATCCAAAATTTACGGTATATACCATTACTGAAGAAGATGATGGAAGTGGAGGGATAGGTGGTTTATTTGGTTCTAATACGTCAGCGCCTTTAAACACACCAAATTTTAATGATTTAGCTCAAACATTTGAAGACATTCCTGCTGGTTTAAATATATTAGAAACATTTACTTGTTCTATGTTAGTACCTTTAGATTGTTACCAACCAAACGGAGATGAAATTTCGGTAGTAACGCCCCCAAGTAATTGTTACGAAAACGGAGTTACTGACGCATTCGTTATGGAAAATGGATGTTATGTATTAATAACTGCACCAATTCTATCTATTATTAAAGATTTTAAGTTATTAAGTGAATGGACAAATAGATTACAAATAACATATGCTGCTTGTAGAAATGTGTGGTCTCATATGTTTACCAACAATTGGGTTAATGGTACATTATATGCTTTCTCATTTAAAAATGATACATTCTTTGATGGTAATAATAATCCTGTACGTAAATACTGTGAGGATACAATAATATTACACCCAACGAACAATTACTATTATAGAAGTAGTCCGTATTATTCAGGTACAACATCTATATCACCAAGATTCGTTGGATCTCCACCAAATAATGTCAATTATGGGGGAAATACGAGAAATCTGAAATTCCCAACAACTATTGTTGATTTAGGACCTAGAAATGATTTTACTCAAGAATTAGTATACACTAATGAATATGATGGATACATCATGAATAGATTAAGTGAAACGACATACAAAGATGTGTCAGAAATTCTTAATCTATTAATCGTTAATCGGTTAACTAACAATAATTTCATTCAAGATATGCTTGGAGGTGGAGGTGCAAACGCACTGGCATATTTTAATGGAAGAAGTGTCGATGGAGATAAACGTTTCGTTGATGGTGATTATGCTCAAATGATATCAATAAGTTCTGAGTTAGGTATTGTTGAATTTGAATCGGATAATTATCCACCAATACCTAGTGGACAAGATCCTATTTATTTTGTTAGTACTCAAAGTGATGATCCTGTTTTTGGTATATTTTTCTCTTCTGACTCACAAACCAGAGATTACCTATCACCAAAACGATTGATAATAAATCCTTTAGCTTTACCAAATAGTAACTGTGCATTTAGTAATTTCTTTGTATATTCACAAGAAGTACCTTTTTATCAATGGATTATAAATAACAACGAAGGATTACCATCCTCCCCATACAATAATATATTTGGTTCACAAAGTAATAATTGGTATACGTCAACTTTGGGTAATTCGTTTTTAAGTAAACCATATCAATCAATGGATAGATTAGATACAAGTTCAAGATATTTTAGAAGTAATAGTTTGTTCTCAAGAGATTCTAAAGGATATATTTATTCATATAATGATGTTACTGGTCAATATGATCCATCACGTTCATCTTGGGCGACAAATAGTCCTATTCCAAATGCAATTACTGTTGGTGCTCCATATTATTTCTATTTTGGTTTAAAAAGGGGTAAAACTGCTTGGGACAGATTTATTAGGAAATGGATAAACTTTGAAAATATAACAGAATAGATGGGTAATAGAAATGATACTAGAATTATTTTAGGTTCGTTGAGATTTAAAGGATCTCCTGATGCTGATTTGTCAGTACAAGTCGGATTAGAAGAAACTCAAAAACAAATGGTTGAGTACGAAAGATATGCCAATGTAAATTTGGAACAGGTATTTCAAGAAGAGAGACAAACATCCGAGAAGTTTAGACCTGCATGTAAATTTTCAATTATTTTCAAAAATGCGTACACAGGACAAACAATTGGAACACCTCCATATCCACCATTTGAGCGAAACCTTTATTATGTAAATGCGGTAGATGTGGTTACTCAAAGATGTAATGGTAATACCAATTTTCCTTGGGGTGGTTTTCCTTTATATAATGAATTTGATTTTATAAGAACTGATAATAATATTTCTGGTTATACAGTGAACTCAGGATCGACTTTAGCACATATTAATTTTAGAAACGTGAGTGCATCAACTTATAATTGGAATTTCTTTATAAGTTACTCCTACGAAAATGATTATAATAAAGAACTACGAGCTATTTTGAAAGTTCCGAATGATCCAACACCTTTATATCCAACAGTATCATGGAAAGTAAGTGATGGAATCCCATTTGTGATAAAGAGGGGAACTTATAACGGTAGAAATATTATTGGATTTAGATGTCCAATTAAACATGGGTTAAGTGTTGGTGAGTTTTTTAAAACGAGTTCTAATTTTAGATATACAGGAATTAGTGTCACTGATGTTTATCAGGTTTATTCTTTGGGTGATGATACATTTGGAAGTAATGAATATGTTTTTAACATAGTTGATGTTGGTTACACTGGAACAACTTTTAACAACGGAGGACAAGGAACCGCCAGAAGGGTTATATTAGGGGATAATGTTGATGATACAATATCAAAATATTATATAAGAAAAAATAAAATATTAACAAATGTTGATGATGTTATTGTAGTAAAAGCTGGATTTGAACAAACTGCATTTAGGAATGTTAAAAAATTTGAACCTGCTAACTTAACACCAAATTTAACATCAAGAATTTCAGTTAAAGAAGGTTCTCAAGCATATTCGGTTACAGTTAATAAATCAATTAACATTTCAGAACTTTTGGATAACCAAAAAAGACCTGTGAGTGAATTGTTTTTTACTGTTATGTGGAAAGGATATTTTGGTTGGACATTTGATAGAAATACACCTTTTAAACAAGGTTGGGAATTTAATTTACCATCAACATCAAGTGGTGTGCCAAATAACTGGTGGGATAATTTAAATCCTTTATCAAATACTAATTTCACAACATCAAATTATCAAAGAACAGTGAATGGAATTAATTACAATTTTACTTATATTGATACTTTACAAAAAGATGACACATTGGACGGGGATTTATGTGAATGGAATGATTTTCTTCAAACTGAGAGAGTTATATCAAACATTCATCATAAAATTAAATTTAACCCAAATATATTTTTTATAAATCAAGACGGATCGACATCTAACTCAAATCAAAGAGGATATTACTATAAACCACTTCACTCAATGAAAATTAGAGTATTTTCAGATTATATTGAGCAAGGAGATAAACGATTTGTTGATAATATACCTAACTACGCTTATTTCACGACAACCAATGATCAATTTATTTGGAGAGATTTATATCCTTATGGGTTCGTTGATAGTACAGGTTTAGGTGTTAATTATCCATTTTTAAACGGGGTTCATTATCCGCATGAGAATTTTATTTTCAGAATAATTCCAGAAGGAACTAATTATATTGAACAAACCATAACCTCACAACCAATTATAGATCCTTGTGAATAAGTATTATTTTAGACTTTCAGATATTGATCAAGGTATTCAATTACCTATTGAGATGAATTGGGACTTTCTTGGTAAACAAGATAGTGTTGAACGATATGAAACATCAGTGGTAGAACAAATACTTGGAAAACCAAATGATTTTGAAATATCAAGATTTTACCATGCCGAGTATTTACCACCAAACGATGTTAGAACTGCAGTTCATTATGAATTTAATTTCTATTCTAGTGGTAATACCACAGTTTCGGCAACAACACCAGCAAATGTTAGTTTATGGAAAAATAGTTATTTAGATGAGGGATTTACATCAACAGAAGTATACTACTTTTCAAAACCATTTAGAAATTCATTTTTCAAATTAGATTTCTACGATACAAATGATGTTAAAAGTCAAACAAATTATTTTACCGTAATTTTACCAACACAACAAGGATTGACTCAATCAGCGTCAACATCAAGTCTTTTATCAAATGTTGATATAAAAAAACCATATTTTATTTTGGATTTTATCGGTGATAAGGAGGGTTTCTTTTTTTATTGGATAACAGATATTAATTTTTTGAATATTGATACTTTTTATATGTCAGCCAAATTCTTTGATGCTAAATTAGGTGTTTTTGTTAAAATGATGAATAGACCCCAAGCAATATTACCGAGTAAATTCATCTTTGACGGGAGTAAATATTTCTTCAATAAGGTTGAACTAGATTTGACAAATAAAACTTATAAAATATTTGATGGGGTATCCCCCAACAATAGGATTGGAACTGTTACGAATCCAATGAAATGGTATGAATATGTAAATCCACCACAATAAAATGAGAACATTGAATAGACATATTAGAATTTCCCCAGAAGTAATAAGAAACGATTTATTCTTAATTCGATTCAATGCTGGTGGTAGGGTAATACCAACAGAAGTTGATCCTTGTTGTGATATAACAACAACTACAACTACGAGCAATTTGACTGGGTTAACTTATGTATACTCATCTATGACTCAGGTATTAACTGGAGGTACAAATGGTACATCATTGTTAACAGGACTTACTGTACCAATTTTGTTGACTGAAACTGCAACAGACATTGGATATTATTCCGTGTTTGATGGAATGATATTACAACAGGATGTAATGAATAATTTCATATTTACAGGTGACTCGTTATTTCCATATTATACTGTAGTATTATATAACACATCTGAAAATGAATTAAAAAAATATTTAAACTTCTCAAGTTATCAAATATCATGGGGGGATGGTTCTGTAGAACCAGTGTCACCATATACACCCTTACCTATATCACATACCTATGGAAGTGATGGGGAATTTACTATATCTGTTACAGGTATGAGTCCGTGGGGATATAATTTGATACAAAAAAAAGTACACATACCAATAACAGGTACAACAATTACTAACCCTAATGGTACTGCTTATTTTACACCTTTAGGTGGTAGTTGGTCGGGAACACCAATAATGTATGATTATATTTTTAGTGGCGACGCAACTTGCGATGCAACAATTGATGGATTTGATGATTTCCTTTCAGGAAATCCATTAGTTATAAGTGGGTATTCAAGATCGGTACTAAGTGATTTACAAGTATATGGCCCTAAAACAAGTTTAATTGGGGGTAAATATAGAGTGGGACCGGTTACAGGTTCGAGTGGTGCTGTGGGATATTTTTGGGGTACACCACCAGGTTTTGATTATACTGCATATACTGTAAATAATATAGATTATTTTGATTATCCTGATGGTACAACTGTATTTGTAGTGAGTGGAGTATCATCGGTTGATTATACTTGTTCCGCTATAACAAAAGATGAAGTCTTATTGA